GTAGATCAGCAAAACCTTTGACAGTGTTAGCTGTAATATATCCACTGGCATACAACACTGTTTCAAAGTTCACTGTCATTGTATGATCAAGCGTGCCATTGTCGCTGCTGGTATGGCTTCCGTGGGCAAACGCACTAATAAAAGGATTTACTAAAGTGTATTCACTGAACCTTTTTTGATGTAAACTATAAATTCTAATGGCCTTGATGTATTGATTATCATTGGCCATACCATACTTTCGTGGAGTATATCCAAATCTATTCAGTGTTTCTCTATTCTCTCCAGTCACGTACTTGCTTCGAGCAAACATAACTGGGTTTATTCCGCCCGTAGGGCCGTCGTAACCAATATCTGCATCTCTATAATAATAGGTATAATAATCGTACCAAAGGTTACGAACCACATCGGCACTGTCGTCGTGAAAGCTAATATTAAGTGCGTTGTATCCTAGTTTTGTTTGTACAATTGACGGGCGATTGTAGTTGTTTAGTGTTTTAGTTGCAATATTGAAACTGGGAAGATCCACACTCTTGGCCAACATGCCATGTTCAATCAGTTTATCTTGTCCTCTAATACTTGACAGCTCATCATTTAGCTCAAAGTAAACATGATAAAGCCAATTGTACTTTGGACTCAATGCATAGTTATTGGCCACATACAATCTAGATGCATGTTGCCTATCTTTAATTTGATCGCCAGTAGCGATCTGATTCAGGAATCCGTCAAATATATTTGCCATAACAATATTTATTCCAAAAAAATACCCGGTTTAACCGGGTATTTTGTAAGCCCACTAAAAATATTAGCCAGTAATCAATGTACCCAATGTTCTACCAATATCAGTACCAACACCAGTAGCAGTAGGAGTCTGTACTGCGTTGTCATATGTGATTGACAATGCAATTTCTGCAGGAGCTTGTTCTGCATAACTCATCTCACCGTAATTTACTGTAGTAATAAACGCTCCGTACAATTCCCATGTTTCGAGCACTGTTGGTTCGTGTGATCCATTGCCACCATCAAGCATTTCAAATTTAAGCACAAATTTATAATCAATTCCTGAGCTAGCCGAACTTTGTTCAGCAAAGTCAAATTGCTTCTGAATCTGTTCGCCAACCAGTTTGCTAACATTGCCGCCGGCGTCGTCGCGCAATGTGACACTAACAGGTTCCCAAGTTGGTTTGCCAACAAGATTAACTTTACTGTTGTAAACATCAATCACAAAAGGATTAAAGTTTAAGTTTGGACGACTAATAGTTGATACTTGTTTTGTAAGTTCTACTACATCAGTGCTGACTCCAAAGTTCTCAAATATTGCTCTGAAACGATATTTCAATTTTGGCATCAACAACCCTTGCGCACTTGCGCTTTGGTTGGTTGCTAATGGTACTGTAAATTTGTTTAACGAGGCTGTGGCCATTTATGTTCTCCTATTATAGGTATTTATCAAAATTTTTGAAAATTTTTGTAGGGGGTATTTTACACCCCCAACCTACATTATACTCCTGCAGCAATATCACCTGGGTTCTTGAGTCTGATTGGAATGTAAATAAATTCCACAGATTTCATTGGTTCAATCGCAATATCAACATACAATTCATTTCTTGCTATTCTGGTAGGTGTGTTGTTTGTTTCGTCACACACCACCACATAGTCATATATACCGCGTTTGGATATCAGATCGTTGATTGCACCAGAAATAACATTCTTGATTTGGTCTCTGGTTATTTTGTCGTTTGGTTCAAACAAATAGCCGTTACCAACGCTGGCAAGGATTGTACGAATGTAGTTAACTAGACGTGCTACATTGATACGATCCAGCGAACTTGCTGTAGGATTACGAGTCTTTTGTCCCCACACACACAGTCCAACACCTGGCAAATTTGTGATTGGGTTAATTTTGTTTTCGTACAAGGTATCACGCAATCCTACACGAATACTGTCAAATGTAAACTCATCCCCGTTGGTGGAATCTAGGTATCCAATACTGCTGGCATTGTCAACCAATCCACGACGTGTTCCTGCTGGGGCAAACCACTGATATGCCACGTTGTCGTTGTTGATTATGGTGCGTAATGCAATATGACTGGACGGAACCACAATGTCATTACCTTGTAAATCTGTGCTCAGACCCGACGGATAATACACTGCCAAATATGGATCTGCTGTTGCCAGACCGTTGCCATCAGTATTGTTGCTCCAGTTGGCAATATCAACTGCATTTGGTGCTAGACGCATTGGGGTATCACCAATAACAAACGCAGTGTTGGCTCGGTCATTGTTCAATGCCACCATCTCATCAATCAATTCAGGATAACCAGGTGCTGCAATTATGTTAAACTGATACTGATCTTCTCTAACTGTAGTGTTAGCTACAACTGCTGCTTGCATTGCTGCTGTTATCATTCTTCTCTGCGCTTGGCGGCCCATGTATGGACTACCGTTGCTCTTCAACCCACTGGCAGTCTGCCACGTATCTTTAACAGTTGGCAACGAGCTGTCGGCTCCTGGTACTGCAGGTAAATCAGGGTATGCATTTGCATTAAATTTGTTACTGACAAATTGTTTTACATTGTAACCACTACGACGTGTGTTAAAAAGCAAAATACCACGTGGATACAGTCTGTAATCCGGGCCATCTTGGTCCAAGTAACTGCTTGCTAGTAAATCTGTCACTGCAGGTAACGAATCGCTGGTAATGTCTGACGTGCCGTCTGTGTCCCAACGTGCATCAGCAAATATAATACCATTCTGACCAATTTGATCTGAATTATCAATTAGCGACCATTCTGCACCAGTATATCTATACAACACTGGATAATTTTCTAAGTCGCCACTGTCTAACCATAAATCGCCGGCTACAAGAGCAGTGACTCCATCACTTTGAAATTCTGGTTCGCTGGCACTAACAATTACGCCAGCGGTGTCAGTGGCTGATAAATCATAACCACGGGCATCAGTTTTGGTACCATCATAGTAACTGTCGCGGTATCCTTTCCATCCGCCAATTTCGTTGACCATGATATCAACTGTGGCTGGATCACTGTAGTACCATAAAGTGCCATCAACTGGTGCTTGTGTGGGCTCTGAGGTGCTAAAGGTATAAGTTAGTGCCTCCCAGTTGGTTAGAGCTAGTAGAGCTGTTCCTTCTGATGACCCAGCAATGGCACCTGTAGTGTTGCCAGTGAACCCTGCATCTGCAGTTGGTGTTCCATCAGTGTCTATTAGATAAATATCACCACCGTATATGTGTGTAAATGTAATAACACCGTTGCTCACACTTATGTTCAATTCTGGAATATTTTTTGCTAAGACATCACTTACAAAACTAGCAGGAGTAGTGCCAGTTAATGTTACAACATACGCAGTTGGAATAGCCTCACCAATTTCCGTAATGCTAATTGTTAGATCATCACCAATAGTAAATGGATTAGCTCCTAGTGTACTGCCACTAACTACCGTTTGACCAGCTTTTCTACGAACATATGGTTTGAACAATCCTATGCCGGTAACTTCTGGGTCATATGCCACCCAAACTGTACCTGCTGCAAGGCCATTGCCACCACCAGATGGATCTAGACCAAATAATGCATCAGCAAATTCATTGTAGAACGGTGCAGCTTGGGTAGTAAAGGTCGCGGTAGAAGAGCTGTACTTTTTAATTACCACATCGGCTCCACTGCCTGTAGCACCAACTTTTAAGAACACACTACCACTTGGACGAGGCACAGTATCAGTACTTCTCCAGCTTGGGATTTCAGCAAATGTTCCGTATGTTAATGCTGGATTTGCATATGTGCCTGCGGTGATACCTAGAGTAGTTAAAGGAGTGCCAGATCCATTGGCAATGATAATTTTTCCGTCTGCTGTTGAACCGTTGGATTCAGACAAGCTGCTTGCATATATTTCTAGTTTTCCATTTACTACTGCTGCTGTTACTCCGTCAATTGTGGCAGCAGTGATTGCAGCAGCAACCTGTGCCACTGTTCTTGCTGCACCAGTATTGCCTACAGTGACCGTAGCACCGTTAATAGTAATAGTAGCAGCCGGGGTGCTGGCAGCAATTTCAGGATTAGACACTGAGCCTTTGATGGTTGGCCAACTGATGGCCCAAGCATTGGATCCAACTTGTACCCAGGCGTTGGCTGAATTTTTGTAAAAAACTAAATTGCTGCTGCCGCTGTTAAATGCAATAGCATACGATCCAATTTGTCCAACACTGGATTTGGGAGTGTAAATTCCACTGGTAGGACCATCTAAATCAGCCAATGATGTTACCAAGATTGGAGTTTTTAGTGTGAGAGTCGATAATGATGCGTCCCATTCGTTGATTCCCCATGTACTTTCAGTCAAATCCATCCAGTAAGTGTTGTTTGCCACAGCACCAGTTGGGCGTACAGCAGTGCCTTCCAGCTGGGCTAGGTCAACATCAGCGCGAATTGCATAGATTTTGTTCACTTGTCCCAATGCACTGTAAGCAGCCATCAAGCCGTATTCGTTACGTTCATCGCCGTGCAATGGAGTGCCAGCTGCACTTTGTTGGAAGCTTGGATATCCCATTGCTGTGATTAATTCTCGTTGGCTAGTATATGCCAATAATTTTCCTGCACGAGCTGCAGTGGTATCAGCTGCTGCAGTTCCTGCAGGGTTTAGTTTGTCTTGTGCTGTTGCTAAGATAACCAGCGGTACAGTGCCTACTGCGCCGGGTACGTATTGACTTTCGTCTGTGACTGTTAATTGCAGTCCTGGAGATACTAGTGCCATGTTTTTATCCTTTTAATAAAACAGTTTCTAGTATTTATAAAATGGCCTGCAATTTGGTTGATTAGCAGGTGCCTTTGAAAGGTTCACAAATAAATACTGTATCATGACTAGACCCATATGCCACACATGCAAGGAGAATCCAGCTGCTGTCAACTATCTAGGCCAAAACACAGTATACTATCGCAAAAACTGTGCTGGTTGCATACGAAAACTCAAGAAGCAAAAGCCAATACCTGCGGCTTGGCAAAGATCTGGGTACAAGAAAAAAGCCAAATGTGATAGATGTAGCTTTGTTGCCACAAATACAAAGACTCAATTAAGGGTGTATTATGTAGATGGAGACTTGCGCAATAACAATTGGACCAATCTCAAGACCATATGCTTGAATTGCCAGGCTGCTATTCAAGACTCTAAACTGGGCTGGAAGCCTGCTGATTTGGTAGCAGATTTTTAATTTGTTCGTACAACTGTTCTACTGTACCATTGTTGTCAACCACTGCATCAAATTTAGTACCAATCCAGGCCCATTCGCTAGGATGTACTTGGGGATATGCTTGTGCCATATGATCAAATTTGCCTGACACAGTCTCTAATGCAACATGGTACCATTCAGGAGTTTCTCCGCGCTGTACCCAAATAACCCGCCCACCTTGATTACGGATTGTTGCAATTTCGTTAGGAAATCGAACATCACTAATAACAGTGTGTCCTGTTCTAGTACGCAGTCTGTTTTCAAGAGCAGCTATCCAGATGTCGTCATGAAAGCTTTTGCGGCACACTTCTGTGCCCCACTGCTGCAAGATCCATCTTGGGGTAATTTGTGGTATTCCCAGGCGGTGACTCCACCAGGGGTCTACTGTTTCACGCCATACTCTGCTTTCTGGAGTGCTGCCTTCCAGCAATTCTCTATCCCACCCAAACACTGTAGACACTGCATCCTTGAGAGCTCCAGCAAAGCTGTCACGCCTGAACCCGTGCCATCCCACTAGATAGTTTGCTGCTGTATCTTTGCCCGAGCCAATAAACCCGCAAATTCCTATGATCATAAAAAATGCCCCTTATAGGAGCATTTTACTATCTTGCCAGCACAAAGTCAAACGCCGTATCTGTTCTTTTTTCTAGCAGCAATTGGACTAGTTTTGTTAACAGTTGGGGCTTCTTGGCTGCGAAAATCGCCGTTGTTCAGATCCTGGTGGTCAGCATTTACTGCTTTATATGCCAAATTTAACATGTCCTGTTCTTGTTTGCTGAATGGTATAGCAACTTTGCTTTTGCCAATCCAGCTTTCTTTGTCCACATCAGGCATGGTCTTGCCATCAGTCTGTGCCAGTGCCAATCCTAGACGATATTGAGTGTAATCGCTGTTCCAATGATCACCATCAGTGAATTTGTTTAGGCCCTTGGTTGCTTGTTGGTATCTTTTTGGCAACTTACCTGCTTTGTTTGCTTCTGTAATAATATCGTCGATCTTCATTATCCAATTACCCATGTCAACGGATAACTACCGTCAATATAATCTTTAAGTTGTTGCTCAAGGTCAGCCAATTCTACCACTGCTTCGCCTTTGAGACTTGCTCCGTTTAGCTGTGTGCCACCCGTTGGACCAGAAATAGTGGCAAATTTTTCTCGTGCTTCGCCAAGAATGCGCTTGGCAAAACTGTAAGCATATTCTTGCAACCATGGAAAAACCTGGTAGTCGTTCAACAACATACTGTCGGGTTTATAGTTATAGATGTGCAACAAACAGTCTTCCATGTAATCCTCATTTTGATTTGCACCAGCATAAGGAATCTTACGGATCAGTGTGAGCTTTTTGGTAGCTTTATTAAATGTAAAATTCAAATATCCGCCAAACATTTTCATTGACATTTTTTGATAATCAACAAAAAGCTCATAGCTCAACAAGCCACCTACACGGCCTGCTACCAGCATGTAAGTGTTCAAGTAACCCGAGCTAAATGGTTCAAATTGACTGGCTGTGGTGCCAGTAACTGATCCAATGCCGCGCCGATATGCGCCGCGCACTTCCATGACTGTGTTGGGCAATATGTATTCTTGTGTCTCGGGCTTTAATTTTAAGAAAGCGTAACTTTCTTCTTGACTGTTACCTGCTCGTTGCCGATATTTGATCAGTGCCTGGCTGATTGCTAAATCATAGTGTTCTTTGTCCAGTTCAACGTCTACAATGCCGTCAGCTAATCGTAGTCGAATATAGTCAATGATTTCTGCACGTTTGATGTTTACTGTATCAAACTCAGGCGGAGCAACGGTGCCCAGATCTTGAGTTGGGTCGTAGGCAATGTGCCCTACGCCAGTACCTGTACTGTTGTTGTACAGGCTGTCTGTTATAAGTACGCCATTGGCGTAAAACGAAGTGGTATCTGCTGTAGCCATTAAAGTGTCCTAGTAATGTATTTACCAGGACACCGGCTAGTTAGTTGATTCGCAGCAGCAGGGTATCTTCGCTAATGCGTCCGTTGGCCAACGTTTCAGCCGCTTTGATTTCGTCTAAGAACTTGCGTAGCTGTATCTTGGTAGCTTTTGCAAACTCTTTTAGCTTTTCGTCGGGTTTGCGTAGTGTTTTACCTACAGATTTAGCAGTGTCAAAGTTAATAACACTTGTGCCTTTGACGCCAAGCGGGCCTGTTAAACTATCTGCAATGTACTTGAACAGTTTGCGTGTTTTGGTATTGTACACCCAAAGCTCTTGTGCTCCAACAATGTCCACAGGGTTGATACTGACCAATTTGAGTGTTTTATCTTCTTTCATGTACTTGAGCTTGCTGACAACTTTTTCTTTGTTGGGCGCACGTTTTACTCGAGCCTTCTTGGTTGCTTTTTTGACGCCACGATATTGCTCAAGTGCATCAAGTACTGCATCTAAAAATGCATAATGACGTTTATAATCCGCCGCTTTGTAGTGCCGGTACGATTCAACATGATCTTCAAACAGTTTGCCCTGTGCTGCACCTAATTCGGCTTTGCGAGCACTGAACAAGTCAACAAACTTGTTGATCTGACTCTGCGGTACTGTGTTGGCAGTCAAGTAATCAAATGCTCGAGGATCAACGGTGCCGCCTAACACAACCTCATCGTACAACCCTTCAAAGTAAGCCAGGTGCTCGCTTGTTTTTTCGTTAAGGCGGTCCTGAATAGTGAGCACTTTTACTGTAGCAGACTTTTCAGCCACAGGCATAGCTGCGCCGGTTGCACTTTCTACTGCATCGCCATCTGCCTGTGCCAATGCTGCAGCAATCTGTTCCTTGACATATTTGAGTTCTTTTTCACGGAATGGCATGCCTTGGCGATGAGCCATTAGCAAACAATAAACTGTCATGGGTACAGCACGATCTGGACTACGTATAAATGCACTCACATCTGGTTTGGTGTATGCATTTTCTTGCATCCACTTGACCATGTGCTTTTTGAGATCTTTTTGCGTAAAGTAGTAATTGTAGTAAGTGAAACTTTTGCGTAAAAAATGATCAAACTCATCCTGCGTCATTTTTAACGCACGTTCTGTATCCCACACTGGCTCACGTCCTGTGTACTTTTCATCGCTGTACATTGGATCTCGTGCTTTTGCTGCCTGTTTGCGAGGCGCTTTTATACTTTGTTGCAGTGCCATGTTGGTCCCTTTACTATCACTAAAACACTATTATACTACTCTTCAGGTTTTGTGTCAAGTAGTGTTGCAAATACGAGCCACTGTTGCAAATCTTGCAACTGTTGTTTACATTTAGCTAACTTCTCAGCATACTGTGTAAAATTGTTTGTTCTGCGGGCGTCAATTTCTGCACGACTCAGCTCAGTCACGGTGTTGTAAAGATTGTCGTGCATTTTGCGCAACTGGCGACGATGTTGTGCATTATACAGCATCTGTACGGTACGGCGCAGTTGCTGATCTAGCAACGCCCAGTCGGCTAAAGAATTAAATTCATGCATAACCCTAATTATAGCAAAATGGCTATTTTGTGTCAAACTGTACCCAAACTAAATACTAGATACTAAGGATGCAATTGTGCCAAGATTAAGTTTATGGAAAGACGGAAAACACAGCAACGATTATAAATTTTTTGATCGTAGAGCTAGTGAAATGTTCACGCTTGGCGGTACTGGAATATTGGTACACAAATATCTTGGTCCAAATGAACAAAACACAGTGAAAACAACCAGTGCAGCACAAGCCAGTGCTGGTATCACATTGACCTTCTCTTCAACAGCTGATGTACAATTGGGCATGTACGTGGTTGGTACTGGTATCCCAAATGGCGCCAAAATAGCAGCAAAAACTGCCACCACGGTACAACTTTCTGTTGCCAGTACTGTTGCAATTGGTTCTGCCGCAGTTATCAAGTTTTACACTGAAGCAGCAAAACCCAGTTATATCAACGACTCAGCTCAGAACATACAAGACTTGTTGTTTTTAGAAAATCGTGATCGAAAATACGACACCAGCATTTATTCCATGCGGGGCATTTACCAAACACAAGATGTCACATTTGATCTGAGTCAGTTTGGTATGTTTTTACAAACTGGTACCTTGTTCATTGTGTTTCATATCAATGACATGGTTGAAACAATTGGTCGTAAACTCATGGCTGGTGACGTTGTTGAGCTCATGCACCTTAAAGATTATTACCCATTGGACAACAGCTTGCCAGTGGCCCTCAAACGATACTACGTGATCAGTGATTGCAATAATGCAGCTGAAGGGTACAGCCCAAGTTGGTGGCCACACCTGTGGCGTTGTAAAATTAACCCGTTGACTGATAGTCAAGAATACAAAGACATACTGAATCAAATCACTGTTGACAATGAGCTTGATCCCACAGGTGGCAACATAACCTTGGGCAATGTGAGCAGCATTATCAGCAAGTATCAAGAAATCAATGATGCCATCATTAGAGAAGCAGAAACCAACGTTCCGTATTCGGGCTATGATAACAGTTATCTTTATATCAAGCCAGTGGGATCAGAAGGCTATCCAGAAGACCCAGCAGGGATATCTGCAGACAGTGGCAATGTCACTGCTGACTCAGGCACAATTGATTCTTCGGCTGGCATTGCCAGCCCCGGCGACACAGTACACGGATACCTAACTGGCGCAGGACAAACACCAAATGGCTTACCAGTTACCACTGGCATTGCGTTCCCAAATGCTCCATTGGTTGGCGATTATGCGCTGCGAACAGATTATTTGCCCAATCGATTGTTTAGATACGATGGTCGTAGATGGGTCAAGATTGAAGACAATGTTAGAACCACATTGACACCGGGACCAGACAACACCACTCTACGCAGTAGTTTTGTCAACAACACAGAGACTTACACTAATAATTCTGGTAATGTTAGTGTACGTCAAAGCCTGAGTCAGGCTCTTAAACCACAGGCAGATAATTAATGAGTCAAAAATATTTTTATGATGGACAGCTTCGAAGATTTTTAGTGCAATTTATCAGAATTGTCAGCAACTTTGAAGTAGAATTTGGTAAGGATCGTGACGGTACTAGGACACTACAGCGTGTGCCTGTATATTACGGTGATGCCAGTAGACAAGCTCAAGTTATACTGAAAGGCAACAGCGAAAATACCTTGAATGCTGTTCCTGCCATGGCTGCCTACATCAGCGGCCTAACTTACGAGCAAAGTCGTATGCAAGAACCCAACTTTGTAAGCAAGATGAATCTGCGCATGCGAGAGTATGATGCCACCACTGGTTTATATTCAGGCAATCAAGGTGACAGTTATACCATAGAACGCCTGATGCCAGTTCCGTACAAGCTAACAATGAAGTTGGATATTTGGACCAGCAACACCGAACAGAAAATGCAGCTGATTGAACAAATTGCTGTGCTGTTTAATCCCAGTTTAGAAATACAAAGCACAGACAATTACATTGACTGGACCAGCTTGTCTTTTGTACAACTGACAGAGTTACTATGGACATCAAGAGTGATTCCGGCTGGCGCAGAGGAATCAATTGACATTGCCACATTGACTTTTGATATGCCAATTTGGATCAGCAGTCCTGCCAAGGTCAAACGACTAGGTGTCATACAAAAAATTATCAACAGCATATACGATGAGCAAGGTGAATTCAGCCAAGATACCATATTGTCTAACCTGGTTGGTCGAGTCACTGTGTCTCCTGTAAACTACGGGGTCTACTATTCAGGAAATCAACTCAAGTTGCTCAAGCAACATGAAGTGGCTCTTGAGGATGGTACCTTGCTAAAAACTGCGCCGCCTGAGACCTGGCGAGCTGTAATAGAAATATACGGCACCTTGGTAACTGGCGCCAGTGAAATTAGATTGGCCTTGCCCACAGGAACAGAATTGATTGGATCTATTACCTATCACCCAACTGATCCCAGTATACTGTTGTTTGAGCCAATTGAAGATACCATGCCATCAAACACACTAACTGCAGTTGATGCCATTATTAATCCCACCAACGTGATAGTGGACAGTGGACTACTGAACCCCGCAGCTGGCACCAGATACCTAATAACAGACAACATCGGCAGCGCCAACAACTTGCACGGCAGTGAAGTGTGGGGGGATCTGGTTGCCCAGGTCAATGATGTAATAGAATACAACAGCACTTGGCAAGTGGTGTTTGACAGCCAACAACAATCAGATATACAATATATTACTAACACCAACACAGGTGTTCAGTATCGGTGGACTGGGTCAGACTGGGTCAAGAGTGTGGAAGGTGTTTATCGAGGTGGCGATTGGTCAATTGTAATATAGGCTGCGGCGCATTAATTTACAGTCAATCAACTCACAGATATTTGTTCTTGTTACGCAATCAAAAACGGCATGCTGGGAGTTGGGGCCTGGTTGGGGGCGGTGTTGAAGCTGGAGAAAGCGCCAGCGAAGCATTGCAACGAGAAATTGTTGAAGAGATTGGCGCTATAGCTTACGATAAAATTATTCCGTTGGAAAAATTCACCAGCGAAAACAAGAACTTTGAGTACCACACCTACCTGATCATAGTCAAACAAGAATTTGTACCACAGCTAAACGATGAGCATCGAGGATATGCATGGACCAGCATCAACGATCATCCTCGTCCACTGCATCCTGGAGTATGGCGTACTTTTAGCTTTAAAGGTGTGGTTGATAAAATTAAAACTGTTGAACTGGTTATAGATCAGCTTCAAGCACAAACTGTCTAAAATCTATAGATCTGTAGTTCAAGCAGTATTTCCAGGCTTCGGGTGTTCTAAAACTTTTGGTAGGAGCAACTCGAACAAAGCTGGTATCAGGGTAGGCTTTAAACACTTCTGCCATGCTCAATTCCCAATAATCTTCCAATAAAGAGTCCGGAGCTTGTGGGTAAGCATTTGTTCCTGCATACACATTGTAAGATGAATCGGCTGAATCAGCACCATCAAACCCAATCATGAACACTTTTTGGTGCCCATCAAATGCTGCAATATATGTTGCTACTGCGCCAGAATTCCATTGCGGATCTTGTGGCACGTAATGAAACTTTCCTGGATAGTTGGTCACTGCTTGTTTGTTGGCGTACACCACGTTGTTGTCGCAATACTCACTGTTGGCCAGTTCTGCTATCATTTCTGCTCCAGTTGTAATCAGGAAGTCAGGCTGATAATTTCTGTACAGAGCGTTACAGCCGTAGGTATTAAATCGTCCAGCGTTGTTAATTGGAGGTTTCCACCCGCTGCGTTCTCCCCAGTCTGTGGTGTTTCTAGCAGCCAAGAAAAGATTTAAATTAAAATCCAGTCTAGTCACTCCATTGCCCACAACCACTGCGCGATTACTTAAAGGAAGATTTTCAAAAGGATTGGCCACATGTTCTGTTTGATAACGCCATAATTGGTTGACATATTCTGCGGTCACATTAACATCTTCGCCGGTATAATCTTTACGATACAACTGTTTGATTTTTTGCATTAAAATCTTCCCACAACCACTTCAATGGTCTTTAT